TGGTCTGGTAGCCATTCTGTAAATTGTACTCTTTTGGTTGGCATTAGTTTACCTGACCCCCTGATATTGTTCCTGATGTTACATAGGTTATATAAGAATGTCCGTCTATAGCATTACCAGCTGCTCCACCTGCATATACAACAGCTAAACCAACAGCACCTAAATTACCACCAGTTCCACCTATTCTAGTTCCAAGTCCTCTTAAATCATCCGAGCCTACACCACCTGCTGTTCTAGTTCCATCTGAAGCTCTAGGAGAAGTATTTAAACCACCTCTACCACCAGCTCCTATACCGCCATATCCAGCTGATACAGTTCCAGAAAATCCTTGATTAGATGTTGGTACACCATCACCAGGAAGTCCTGTTTCTGTTTCTGTAGTAAAATGCCATCCACCTGCACCTCCACCACCACTTCCAGCAGGATAATAAACTACACGACCACCAGCTCCGCCACCGCCACCCCCACCGCCACCAATTAATCCATTATTGGTTAGCGATAAAGGAAATCTTGTATATAAAGCAGTCCCACCATTACCACCATTTTGTCCAGCTGCTCCCTCACCTTGAGTCCCATATCCACCATTACCACCTCTACCAGTAATACTTGCATCACTTGGAATTGAAAGTGTAATAGAACTTCCAACAGGTAAAGCTCCAACATCAAATGCAGGAGTAGCTGCTAATGTAGACACAAAATGAGTTCCTGCAGATACTGTAATAGATATAATTGTTGGTGAAGTAATACTTAAATAAGTAGCTAAATTAAAATCTTGTATTACTCCAGTAGTAGGGTCATTAGATAATGTAACATAAGTAACACCAAAAGCTAACTTCCAAGTTCCACCATCTTTTATATGTACTTCATTTACTTGTTTCCAAACACCACCATCTTTAATAAGAACTTCTTGAACTTCTTTATTAGTGCCACCATCATTAACAGTAAGTGACATTATTAAACCTTATACCAAATATCACCATTAGCACCACCACTAGGATTAGAGGTAGATACAGTTTTTGTACCAGTTGCATTATTTCCTATATCTACTACATTAATAGAATTAATAGAGCCTGCTGTTACCCATGTTCCACCAGTAATGGCGACAGCATTAGCATTTTGAGTAGACATTGTTCCTAATGTTCCAGTTGCTGTTGTTACAAAAGCTGTTGTAGCAAGTTGAGTAGTATTTGTTCCAGCTACTGCTGTTGGTCCAGTTGGTATTCCAGTTAGAGTAGATGTTCCATCTACTGTTAAATTTCCACCGACTGTAAAGTTATCGTTATCAGCTCCTGTTTGTTGATCTTTAACTTGAGCCATCATTTCTCTAATAGCGTTGTTTATTGTTGCTGGTGGACATCCTTCATTTATATTAACTCCACCTACATCTGTATTAGAGCCTGCTGTTGCTGACCAATCACTTATCTTATCTCTACTCATAATTTTATCCTATCCTTAACCAAATATTAGAACCTACAGGAACATCAGTCCAATTATCACCTTGAATATGTCCATCTGCTCCTATTGTTGCTGTTGTTGATATTGAGGCATCACCTGACCATATAACTTTAGAGCTACCTGTTACAGTAGCAATTCCATTAATATCTGCTTCACCTATTGCTGTAAATCCACCTATACCTGTTAAAGTACCAGTTCCAGAAATAGAGCCTATTCCGTAAACAAGCTGTCCTGAAGTTATAACTACTAATGTTCCTATACCTAATATAGATGCAACGCCATTATGTACAGAGCTACCTAATGAACTAAATGGCGATTGTGAAAATGTATTTATACCAAACATTATTTATCCCTAAAATTATTTATTGCTGCTTTAATCGCATCCTCTGCTAAAACACTACAATGTATTTTTACAGGCGGTAAAGCTAGTTCTTCTACAATGTCTGTATTTTTTATATTCTGTGCTTCTGTTAATGTCTTACCTTTTAATAATTCTGTAACTAAACTACTTGATGCAATTGCTGAACCACATCCATAAGTTTTAAATTTAGCGTCTGTTATAACATCATTGTCTACTTTAATTTGTAGTTTCATAACATCGCCACATGCTGGTGCGCCTACCATTCCAGTTCCAACATTAGAGTCAGACTTATTAAAAGAACCTACATTTCTTGGGTTCTCATAATGGTCTAATACTTTTTCGCTATAAGACATTAGACTGCGAAACTACTTCCACAACCACAAGATGCTTTAGCACTAGGGTTATGTATTTGAAATTGAGAGCCTTGTAATGACTCTTTATAATCTATTTCTGCTTCTTGTAAATACTGTAAACTCATTGGGTCTACCAATATTGTACAATTATCTTTATCAACTTTTGTATCATCTTCATTAATTTCTTCATCAAATGTAAATCCATACTGCATACCAGAACATCCACCACCTTTAACATAAACCCTTAAATTAATATTAGGGTTATTTTCTTCAGCTATTAAATCTTTTATTTTAATAACTGCATTATCAGTAAGTGTCATTATTTATTTAGGTAGTTTCCCATAAACATGTTTCTTCATTTAAGATTGCAGTTTCATTTGGTTTAGGTGGAATAAAAGCATCTCTATCTTCATCATAAGTATGACCTATTCCTGCGTAATTCTTTCTAATAGGTGTTCCTCCATTACTATGAACTCCACCATGAGTATTATATGAAGTCTGTTTCCAAATAGCCCATCCAGTTGTGTTTGTCAAAAAAGTAATCCCATTAACTTCTTGCTCATCACCATTACTATCTAGTAATTCATTATTATGAACAACGAGAACTTCCATTACTTTTGAATTTAATCCTATTTTTGCAAAATGTGCCATAAATTATCCTGTATAAGTTCCTGTTGCGTTAAATTGTATAATTGTGTAAATTCCTGTAGTAGTAATTGTAGGACTTCCTGTAGTTGTTCCTGAATAGTTAGCTGTAGGAACACTTAATATAATAACTCCACTACCACCAGTGAGAAATGGATATGAATTTACTCCTGCTCCGCCTGAACCGCCACCTGTATTAGCTGTTCCAGCAGTATCACCTGCTCCATTTTTTCCACCTGTTCCACCACCACCTGAACCGCCAGCAGCATTACTTCCAGACCCATATCTATGTCCACCACCACCACCGCCAGCTCTTGTTACTGCACTTCCAGTAATTGAACTAGCAGTTCCTACTCCGCCTGCTCCGCCAACTTGAGCTTGTGCAGCTTGTCCAACAGCACCAGCACCACCGCCACCACCACCAATGTACAATGTTGTACCATCCCCACCAACACCACCATCATTACCCTGTGATGGAGAGGTAGTTGGTGTATTACCAGAACCTCCTGCTGCAGAACTATATCCACCGCCACCACCAGAACCACCATCATGTCCAGCTCCAGCATTAGCTCCACCTCTACTACCACCTGCTGATGATATGGTTGTTATTGATGCCTCTGATATTTGAGAAGCAGCTCCATTATTACCTGTATTACCACCAGCACCAATTGTTACTGTATAAATTTTTCCAGGAGAAAACAATTGTGTAGAAGTTCTATAACCACCAGCTCCTCCGCCACCATAAGACTCCCCACCAGCTCCACCGCCAATAACAAGCATATCTGTTAAGTAATCTCCAAAAGAATATTTTAATTCAATCATAGGTATCCATCCTTTAGTTGCACCAGAGTAAACTATTGTTATAGAAAAACTTTGTGTTTTTAATAATGGGTTAGGAGTAGTTACACCTTGATAATTTAAACTATTTTGATTAATAGTAACACCATTAGTATTCCAAGTTTTTGCATAATCTACAAATGCAATTTCATCTCCAACTGATGCTGAAGCAGGAAGAGTTACTGTACAAGCATTAGATGTAGTATCAATCCAGTAACCTCTGTTAGCTACTGCTGTTAAAGTTGCTGCAGTTACTACAGATGACTGCCATTCTAGTCCACTAGATATATCACTTGTTAAAGCCATTGTGCCTGTAGAGGCTGGCATTGTTATTGTGTTTGTTCCTGATACTGCTGGAGCTGCAACTGTAATTACACCGCTAGTATCTCCTGATAATTTTAAATTAGCCATTATTCACTTCCTTTTGGATATTGTGCTTTGACCGCTAAACAGTCAGCTATGTATTTATCTACTTGATCTTGGTCACCCTTAACAATGCCATCTAAATAATCTTCATGTGGTGGATAAGCTGATTGTCTTGCACCTAGCCAAGCATTAGCTTCTGCTTCTGCATGAGCTGCTAATTGTTCAGGTGTCCAATCTACTACTTCTGTAGTTGTTGTTCCATCTGAATGATGGGTTACTATTGTGTTTTTATCTGCTGCCATTTTTATTGTTCCTATGTTTGTCCGTAAATTAATACTTGACCAAGGTCAAAAGTTTGTCCACCTGCCCATTGAAAAGATATGCTTGTAGTTGTTGGTACAATCATTGTCGTAGTAAGAAATTTATAAACAGGACCACCAACAACAGCAACATTCCAATCTCTACCTCTTGCTCCATAAGGACTTTGCCAATAATAATAATTTGGTACAAACTCCTTTGGTCTACAAATAACATATCCCATTCCAGACTCTGTTGTACTTGACATTGACCCAAATAAGTCTATATAAGTACCACCATTATTTTTCCATTGTAAATGGCTACCAGTATCTGTTGATTGCCCTATATTGTTAAGTTTTACATATATTGTGTTATATGTAGTTAAATCTAAAGTAGCAGTTGTTAATTCTGTTCCTGATGTTGTGTTTAAAGTAGTAAGTAATGTTGGAGTTCCACTACCAGCAGCTGCCCAAGCATTATCACCTCTTAAAAATGTAGTGGCTGATGGTGTACCTGTTGCTGATAACTTCGCTATAGTAACATTAGCATCTAGTACCTTGGCAGTCGTTACTGCATTAGTTGCTAAATCTACTGCTGCAATTGAACCATCAACAACTTTATCAACTCCTGTATCTCCACTAATTATTGTAGCCATTATTTATTTTCCCAAGTTAAAGTTTCTTCATTCCAAGTATACATTTCTCCATCATCTGGATAAGGTGTAGGTGCTTCCCATATGCAAGTAGTTTCATTTAAAGTCCATGACGGATAAGGTTGTGGTGTGTAAAAAGCATCTCTTGTTTCATCATAAGTATGACCAATACCAGCATAGTTTTTTCTAAAGTTACTATTGTATGAAGTCTGTACCCATACAGTAGTATTATCGTTATATAAGTTGTGTATAAAAGCTATACCTAATGCTTCTTGTT